TCCTCGTACTCTTTCATCTGATCCATTATCAGATAATTCATGAAATCTTTTACACGTGTCGCCTGCTGTTCTGTTGCGGGATTCTGTATGCCTATGACCTGTGTTCTGACCGGTCCATCTGCAGGTAGTAATTCCTTGTATGCCTGTGCCTGAAACTGTGTGACGGCCTCAGCCAACACTGGGTGTGTTGCACCTGATGCTCCCTGAAATGGTTCTGTTCTATTCTCGTATTTAAATCCTAAAAGATCAAGACCCTGTTTATAAGATTGCTCCCAATCCTTTCTTGATGATTTATAATCCATGTAATTCTGGACCATGTCGTTGCCGATCGGATCCAAAACATCGTCGGGTAATATATCTGCTAGGTTATCGAAATGATTCTCTGTGCCAGGTATATTTATAGCTCCCGGTTCAAAGTCTATCGTTGCGCCGCCGTCCTCTTCTGGTATGACCTCTACGGGTCCTTTTTCTTCTACTGGTTCCTGAACATTAACCTCAGCAAGTTCCTCCTCTGATGGAATCTCTATCTCGGTTCTAGTGTTCGGGAGT